GATTCTCCCTGAACCCGCTGCTCAAAGGTCTAGGCTCAATTCATGGGCTATAGAAGACGTAAACAGATCTTGGTATGTTGATCTTCAGCCAACTCTCAGATTTCCTGGTATTGATGTCAGGCTTTCTAAATTTAGCAATGACTTTATTGCCGGCAATGACATAAGAACTTCAATGGGGCTAATCGTCCCCCCTCAGGACAGAAAGATCGGCACTTGGTGGTCTTACAAAACTATTCAAGGACTCAACTCGGGCACTCCTATTGCCACTCTATGGCAGGAGAGCATCAATCTTAACGAATCCTGGGGCTACTTGCCCTATCAAATCGAAGATATGACTGAGTCAGAAAGGCTTTTAGTGGCCAAAAATCAACTAGAATCGTACTATAGTGCTATTCCAAGCAGGAGTAGACTTATCGAAGAGATTAGGTACGAAATGACAAACTCAATTAAGGAGAGAATCTAATCAAATGCCAGAACTAAACGATGAATGGATTAAAGAGCAGCTAGAGGCTGCCAAAGTGAAGGTAGGGTCTGGAAAAGCAATCCTTAAGCTCCTTGAGACATGGCAAGAACTTCCCAAACTATCGCCTGCACTGATCTCAGAGATTCTTGAAGTATTCCCTAAGCTTGTTTTAGGTCAACCGCTTACTGTAGAAGAGTCTGACGAGGACTATTATTGGGTAGACGTTCAGCCAGGAAATATTAAGGTCGGAGATACCGTACGCGTCAAGATTGACGCTTTCTCTGAGAAGCTTGGAACAATTCACAATGGTCGTAAAGGTACGGTAGTTGGAGTTAGATATGGTGACGTCATCATGAACGATACTGACGGTAAGACTCCTGCCCTAAAGGGGGTCCACTACTCCCCATACAAACTAGAAAAGCGTATAAAGAAGGCATAATGAGAACCAGCTTTGAATTTAAGATTCTTGCCGAAACCCTAGAGGGTGCCAAGAAAACTGCTATATCTGAGGTAGGAAAATTTTTAGGCATTCCGGAAAGTGAAGTTCAAGATAAGGTTTCTCTCGAATTAAAGGTCTCTTATCCTAAGGCAGAAACACTTCCAGAGATTGAAGAGTCGGTTGCAGCTGGAGTATTTCAAGTTGTGGTGTATGGCTCGGTAAAACAGAGTGTTGCTAGACCATTTGGATTTGACAAATAACACAAGTATTGATAGCTTTTAGCTATGCAAACATTTGTACCACTATTTGGCTCGGCGGATACTGCACAAGTACTGGACCGAGCACGTTTGAACAAGCAAGCCCTTGAGGGTTGGCAGATCCTTATGAACTTAGTTCAGTTGGATCCTCAGGGTAACCACCGTATCTCGAAAGGTTGGTCTAATCACCCTGCCGTGAAGATGTGGCGTGGTCATGAGGGTGCTTTAGTTTCCTACATTCTTCGTATGGTGTTGGAGTGGGAAAAGCGCGGATACAAATCGACTATAGGGCAAAAAACTCTTCAAACCTACATTCAGGCTATTAGGCTAGGACGCATAGCTAAAGAGAATCAGAGCTATCCACTGTGGATGCGAGATAAAGATTTATTTGAGCAAATCGCTTCTAGCCACCGTATGGCACTACTCAATAAAGACTACGAATGGTACTCACAGTTTGGGTGGCCAGAAGATTCTGGTAAACGGCCAGACACATATACATACGTTTGGCCAGTTTAATTTGTAATTTACGGTAAGGTAAATTTACCATCTTTTAGAATCTTTATATGAAAGATTCAAGAATCGGCCAATCACTCTGGTCCGAATGGGACGGTGTAGGCTATGACGCAAACATCTATAACTCGTTTATCTATTACACCGAAGATCATGTAGATGTAGAGCATGAAGTAGTTAGAAAAGCCCTAGCTTCTTGCATACAAAGAGACGGTATAGTTTTCTCACTTTCACAGGGGTTTCAAGCTATCGATGCAGCTGTAATAACTCAAGGATGGGTCGGGTCGCTAGATGGCGAGATGCATTTAGAGCTTTGCGATGAGTCGGGCCGCACCTGGGATGACGTTGAGCTTATTAACATCAAAGCTGTGACTATTGTAGAGGTGCCCGATCTTGTTTGAACCTCAGGACTGGCATGAAGAAGCCGAGTGCGCTAAACCTAAAAATGCTAAATACATGGAAAACTTTTTTGCAAATAAGCCTGCTCAGCAGTGGGAGGCAAAAAAGCTTTGTAACGCCTGCCCAGTGCGAAAAGAGTGCGTACGATGGGCCCTAAATGAGAAGCAGCTTTGGGGCATCTGGGGTGGCCTAGATTACAAAGAGATTCGTAGAACTCTTTCAGTCAACTGGGAGGGCCAAGAAATGCGTCACAAGCGATTTCCGCTCTGCCCATATTGCAAAGCAAAGACCAAACACCTAACCAGTGACACTATAGAACGTCCGGATGGCGGGCGTTGGTCGACAATGAGAATTGTTACCTGCAATAATTGCTCATTTACTTGGCAAAGTAGGACAAGTGCAAATGCAGTAGATGCCTACCATGCGTTACAACTTAAGAAGCAACAGCAGCGAGATAGTACGCAAGATTAGACTTTAATCTTTCGTTATCTATGTCTAGTTCTACAGCTTTTGCTCCGAGATTCACTGCTTCTTCGTACTTATTTAGATTGTAAGCAGCTAGAGCCGCTAAGTCCCAGGGGAGAGCTCCCCAGGCAAAATCTTCGCACAAGTAGTCCAATGGCTTTTCCACTATCTCTAGAGCCTCTTTAGCTCTGTCGTAACAGTCCTGCCACTGCTGGTTGTTGTAGTGATGATTGGCGAGTTCAACTATAGGCTCTCTCCGTCCTGGAGCTTGTTTAATGGCCATCACCAACCATTGAGCCGCATTATCTTTATCTATTTTTGCTAAATATCGCATAGATGCGGCTCTTTCTGGTGCCCAAGTCGAGGTAGGGAGCTGCAAGTGGCGCTGGAATTCTTTAGCAGCTAGTTCATACTTTCCATAGAAATACAGTTCTCTAGCGTAATAGAAAGCGTTTCTGTCGCTGTAAGGGTCTTCTTTTACAGACATGGCCAGTAGAGGCAGGTACTGAGCCCTACTCTTTGTAGGGTCTGGGTGGTGGTGAGTCTCGATGGCTGCTGTGTACTCTTGAACTTCTTTAATTCCATAAGGAAATAGTGCTTCATGTACAGGGTGACGCCATCTGTAGCCATTTCTTGTGTGAATATGATCGTATGCAAACTCCATTCCTGGAGTTCCATCCTCATTCCAAGACCAGACGTGCTTATATTTAGGCCTAGTAACCCCTCTACGCCACAGGTCCTCCAAAGGTTCTCGCCAGTTGGGGGTAATTACCTCATCTAGATCTAGAGTTATACACATATCGATGTCAGAGGGGAGTGCAGCCAAAGACGCATTTCTTGCATCGTCAAATCTCCATGGCATAACTTTGATGTGAACTACATTGATTCCTAGCTTTTCTGCTATTTCGACAGTTCTGTCCGTACTACCAGTATCTGCAATAAGGATATAGTCGGCGTCCTTAGCACTCTCATACCAGCGCTCTACGAACTGCTCTTCATTCAAAGCAATCGCATAAATTGCTACTTTAAATGGTTTCTCTAGTTCTTGCTTCTCAGCCATACTTGTAATCCCAATTCAATTACGTCAAACTTCTCTATATATGCTGTGACTATTGTATCTATAGCAATGTATGGGTCATACGTTGGACCTTTTCCGGATCTCCACATGTAATCGTCAAAAGCTAATATGCCGCCAGGAGCTAGAAACTTAATAGCGTTTATTCCATCTTTCAATACAGATGCCGCCGTGTGGTCACCGTCTACGTAGATAAAATCGTAAAAAGTTTTGTTGGTATCGAAGAACTTATCGCTCGTTGATTTGATCTTTAGCAGTCTTTTTTCCGACATATACCGGTCGATCTTTGAGTCATAGACCTGCTCAACGCTTCGCCAATCTAGTGCCGCATGCTCTGGCTCGTCTGAGCCTTCCCAGGTATCGACGTCTGTTAGAGAAGAGTTTGGATTGGTTAGTACGTTTTCGAACAGCCAAACTGTAGCATCTCCGGTATACGCGCCTATCTGCAAAGCTTTAATAGGCTTACCTTGTAAGTTGACTAAGTGTTTAGCAAAATTATGCTGAGCACCGCCCTGTAAGAACCAGTTTGGATATTCAGACACTACTTCACCGCCAAGACGCTGATGAACTCTCTAGGCTCGAAGTCTCCACCAATGACCATGGTTAGTAGTCCAGGCTTTGATTCGAGTCCAGCTCGGTCACGGAACCATTCACTACCCGGGTCTGTGGTTGGAGCCTGAACCCAGAGGCGCTCGCCAATATCCATAGTGCGGAAGTTGTGGAAGTGGCCGGAAATCCATACGTCGGCTAGGCCCAAAGCAGTTTGCCCCGCTGCCTGCTGGGAGATGTATTTAAGGGTATTGTTCTGTCCTGCTTGGTGGCCGTGAAATAGTCCAAGCATAGTCCCTTCAACGTTTACTGTAAGCGTCTGGTGCCCTGTGGATGGGTACCTGAACTCAATGTGTTGTAGGGCAGGGTTTTCTGCGCAGATGTCTTGTACGGCAGACGCAATTTCAACATTCCATCCATCCGCCGGGTCAGTGACAACTTGACGAGTAGCTTCGTCGTGGTTTCCATTAATAACTGGAACAATCATTCGCTCTGTCAGTGGTGCAAGAGCTTTGATTTGGGCTAATAAGAGTCTACGAGCAACTCTCACCTGCTCGGTTATTCCGAGGTCGGACGCTGCTTGCCCTTGGAGTCTTCCGTTTTGACTGGTAGTTCCCTCCACGTGATCGCCTGGTAGCGCCAAGCATATAGTGCCAAGAGAAAGGCCCATCTTTTTATAAGCTTCAAAACGCTGCACCGCCGATTCTGTTAGTTGAAGAATTCTTTCGACAGATTGAGAAGTGCCTTCTCCATTTGCCTTTTTACCAATTTGCTGATCACTCGGGGCTACGGTGTAGGCCCCTCGACCTGTAGATGTTTTGATTCCTTTAGCGGGACGCCACTTTTTGATCTCATCAATCAGTCGCTCTACGTCTAGTTCATCTAGCTTAGCCGTTGTGGCGGGAACTAAATTCAATCGAGTTGATTCTAGATATTCACCGTCATACTTCTGCCACTTACCTCTACGCAGTGAAGTTACGGCCCACTCTGATGGATCAAGTCCAAACTCTTTAATTAGCTCATCAGCATTTAGATCAGAGCCTTCTGGTCGAGGGCTAGAAATTAGATATCCGCCCCTCTTACTGTCCAGATCCATTCTTGGACGCCAATCTTCTGGCACCCCTAGCTTTTTAAAATCAGAACCTGATGTTCCAGGATTTCTTAGCTGTTCTAGCTTGTCTGATAGTCCCAACCTATTTCACCAATCGTCGGCAAGAACATCTGTTCCCGCGGTGTCTATCTACGGAGCTTGCGCTTATGTCGTAGCCTTCTTCTCTGAGAAGGTCAGCCAGCGTGGAGTTAGGTATGTAGCCCTCGGCATGCTCTGGAAGGTCTATGACCTCGGCGAGAGCGTCTCTATCTTTCTTAGATAGTTTGGGGTCTAAGGTTAGAGCAACAAGTTTGCAAGTAGTTCTGTCTTTACGATATGTCTCGTAAGCGGCTGATAACTTGTCAGCTAATGGCATAATCTCTCCTCCAGCTATGCTGTGGAACTATGCTACTACAGATTCTTTTGTTTAGCTAACTTTTTTGGATTTTGACACGCGGCGTCTAACTAGAGGCTCTTCGGTCGGAGAGAGTAGGCCCTGAGGGATGGAGTTGGGGATGGTTGAGTTGCTAATCCCTAGGGTTAAGTTCTTGATGAACTCGAGTTCAGTCGAAGACTTAATCACGTGCTTTTCAATGTTATTGACTCGATCTGCCAAAGAGCTGCCACCATTTTCCCAAAGCTGGTGCTCTACTCGATCAAGTCTCTCGGAGATGCTGCGCCCCTGGTCATCTGTGCCAATAGCGGCGTCTATGCGCTTGGCTAGCTTATAGAGAGCATATACGGCTCCAAACACGACAATCAGGGAGCTAATAATTCCGGCAACGGACATAATTGCTTCGGCAGGCATGTACTATACTTTTCCTATAGAGATGTGGCAGCGATTAGATTCGCGTCCCTACTATTGTACCCTACTAAATATAAGGGTATTTCAGTTAATTCCGCAGGCCATTAGGTTGGCAGCAAATTCCTAGTTTGATTTGAAATTCACGGATAACCGTGTATTATGGTCCTACGGTTGACCGCCAAATACTTGAGTGACATAGAGGTTTTCATGGGAGAAGTAGATCCTGCAGCAAACGGCAGACTGGGCAAAGGTGCCCTCTGGTACGCAAACAAGGGCTGGAAAGTCCTGCCAGTTCATGGTGTTGTAAATGGCAAGTGCACCTGCGGCCAGACGCACCTTGACGGTAAGGAAGTTGGAAAGCACCCTGCAATTAAAGGTTGGCAGGACGAGGCAAGCTCTGATGTTGACAAGGTAGCCAAGTGGTGGGAGTCAAACCCTGACTACAATATTGGCGTTTACTGTAAAGACTCTAGCTTTCTTGTAATTGATATTGACCCGCGCAACGGCGGAGACGATTCATTCTTGAAGCTCGAAGAGCGAGCATCTGGAAACCTTCCTCCAACAGTTGAAGCAATCACTGGTGTGTGGTCGGATAAGGGGAGGCCTGCTAGAGGTAGACACTTAATCTATAAGTGCAGCCCTAACGAAAAATTTATCGGTAACTTCAAAAAAGCCGGGCTTGATGGTATCGACGTCAAACACAATGGATACATTCTTATCGCGCCTTCGCGTCACTTCTCGGGTGTCAACTACACGTGGAAGCCGGGGCACGCTCCATGGGAGATGGAGATTGCAGAGGCTCCAGAAGAGTTGTTGGCTGTAATTCGAGCTGGCAGTCCTCGCACAGGTTCTGGGAGAAACACCAGTTACTATAAAGATGGGATCTGGGAGTCTTTCCAAGACTTAGAGTTCGGTGGAGAGAAAATTGACATCGATAAAATCATGCAAGAAGGCATCGATGAAGGACATCGAGCTGTTGAAATTTATAGACTAGCCTGCGCTCTCGCGAACAAGATGGGCACAGATCCTGTCTCTAGAAGTGCAATCGAGTCTTTGATGATTCGATTCAATCACGAATCAGTACGACCTCCCATGGAATTAGAAGGTCCAAACTCACTCTTAATGCACGTCAATCGAGCCATCGATTTTGTTGGAGACAATCCAAAAGTAAATCTCAAGTGGAACAATCTGTCCTCATGGGTTGAAACAAGAGGCATGGAGTGGGCTGAAAAATCTCAGGCTGAAACTGATGCTAAAATCAACAACTCTCAAAAACCAGCTTCATATGTTGGAACTCACGCTTCTTCGGAGCCTAGCCAGACTGTTGTAATTCACGATGCTGACTCTGTCTCTCCTTCTGTTGGTCCAGACTTTGTTGGTGATCGAGTTTCTAAGTTAGTAAAAACTGGCATGTCAGTTGCTCAGGCAATTGGTGGCGGAAATATGGATCTGCCAGACGATCAGGATGCTATCGATGCTGAAGATGGTGGTGTATTAGGAGCCAGATCCCTCACCGACGTCGGCAACAGCAGACGACTCGTAGATACATTTGGCTCAGCTATTAGATACACTCCAGGTCTGGGTTGGTTCTATTGGGACGGCAACTATTGGAAGCCAGACATTGAAAGCCTCGAGCTCCAAGAATTAGCAAAGCGCATCGCTCCAGTGATTGCATCTGAAGTTGCAAATTATGATCTTAGCGACCCGAAGGTCAATGAGATCATCAACTGGGCAAAGCAAGCTAAATCAAATACTCGCATTAATAACATGATTAAGAGTGCAGTCTCAGATAAAAGAACTCTTGTTGGAGTATCCCAGTGGGATGGTGACTCAAGCCTGCTAGGTGTTATGAATGGTGTGGTAGATCTCAGGAGCGGTGAGCTATTGAGCGGTAGACCAGACCTATACATCACGAGGAGAGCGCCTGTTGCATACACTCCTGGCTTGAGAAACGTTCGATTTGAGCAGTTCTTAGATTTTGCCACGAACGGTGACAAAGAGTTCCAAGAGTGGCTACAGCGTGCCGTTGGCTACACTCTGACTGGTCTAAACAACCAAGATGCATTGTTCTTGGTCTACGGTCCCCCGGGATCCGGTAAGACCACGTTTGTTGAGACTATCGTAAATGCGCTTGGCACTCAGCAGTATTCTTGGACCTTAGACTCTTCCGTTCTTGCAGCAGGAGATGGGAACGCAAACCGTACAGATGAATACCACATGGCTGAGCTTCGTGGTCGTCGTATGATCTGGGTAGATGAGCTCCCGGAGTCTGAGCGTCTTAAGGAAAACCAAGTCAAAAAAATGACTGGTTCCGGGACACTTTCAGGTCGCTCTCCAGGCGAGAGACCTTTCACATTTGTCTCCCAGGGCAAGCTTTGGGTCACCACAAACCACCGACCTATCATTACTGATGACGCTATGTGGCGTCGTCTGCGTCCTATCCCTCTCACTAGCATTCCAGAGAATCCAGATAGAAGCTTGCGTCCATATCTATCCGATCCGGAAGGTGGTCTGCCAGCAGTTCTTTCGTGGGCAGTCGAAGGTGCAATTAAGTATCTAAATTCCTCTGCAAAAGATCCGCTTGGATGGTGTTCTGTTGTTAAGGAAGCTGCTGACATCTATCGCAAGAATGAAGACCGAATTGGTCTTTTCTTTGAGGAAGAGACTAAAGAAGTCCCGGGAGCTGTCACATCAATCACAGATCTATTCACTAGATACAGAAAATGGAGTGATTATCGTGGAGAGCGTCCTCTAACTCAGATTGCGTTCCACCGAAAGATTAGTGACCGCGGTATGAAGCTGATTGGTCAAGGAGCAAAAGCAGAGCTTCACGACTACTCGTTAACTCTTCAAGTAGTTAGTGAGCCTAAAGACATCAACTGGGCCAATGAAATGAGGTTCTATAACTAATGACAGATACCAACACCCTAAAAGGGACAGTGGCAGTGTGCACACCTATGTGTGCAGACACTGCTCACCGAGCTTATTTGAACAGCGTTCTACTCTTAGCTGATGCTCTTAGAGCTGAAGGCTATGCTATGAATTTGGTAACACTTGGCCATGACGGTGAGACTGCTAAAGCAAAAAATCTGCTAATCAATATTGCTACAAAATCTGAAGATCTTTTAGGTGTGTTGTTCCTAGACTCAAATGTTGGGGTCAATTTTCAAGATGTTTTAGCGATTATTGAGTCTGGTAAGGATGTTATTGGAGCACTAGTCCCTCAGAAAATTGTCAACTGGGAGCAAGTAAAAAATGCAATAACTTTAAATAAGACCAACGTTGAAGATTACTCTGGAAACTTTGATATCTCACTTGTAGACGATAAAGAAATTAACGTCTCATACGATGAGCCAATTCCTGTTAACTATGTGAGCTCTGATCTGATGTATATCTCTGCCCGAGCTATATCTGAGCTAAAAGATAAGTGTAAAACGTTTAGACACACGTTTAATGGCAACACAGAAAACGTTTTAGATGTTGTCGAATATTTTAAGAGCTCTATTTCTCAGGATACTGGGGAGTTTCTGTCTGATGACAAAACTTTTTGTGAGCTTTGGCGATCCGCTGGGGGAGATGTGTGGGTTGCCCCTTGGGCACAGCCAACTCGTTCTGGAGACTACACATTTTCAGGTAGTTTCCTACAATCAGTTGATTTATTGTCTGATATTAAAAAACTTACTATGTAAGTGGATCTACCCAGCTAGAGCCATTCCAAACTTTAGCTGGAGCCTCTACCCAGGAACTCCCATTCCAAACTTTAAACGGGGCAAGTACCCATGCAGAGCCGTTCCAAACTTTTCCTGACCCGCCTGGCTCTACGGTAATTGATAGGGTGCTAGTAAAGATTCTTTCGTCAATATCATTAGCAGCTCTCAAGACAAAATTATAAGTTCCAACAGTAGTTGGGTTACCGGTTAAAGTTCCGGACGTGGTGTCTAAATCTATACCTGGAGGCAGAGTTCCGCTATGTAGTGCGTAGACAGTGGCATAATTTGCAACTACCCCATCGTTATACTCTTGTCCAACTCTCACGGAGGTGGTACTTAATATGTTGTCAGTCCATACAGCTAATCTAGGCTTAGGAGTTAACGTGTAATTTCTAGTAGAATTGAACCCGTCCGAGTTTGTAGCTGTAATACTAAAGGATATCGAACTAGTCCCGGTGGGGGTTCCGGTCACGCTGCCAGAACTGTGAGATAGTCCTCCCGAAGGTAGTCCGACGGCAGAGTAAGAAGTAGTATTATTTGCTTGAACTGAGTCAGAATAAGGGGTGCCAACCCTAAGATCAGAGCTTAGGGTGTCGTCCACCCAGGACGGTAGCGCCTGATATCTAGTTATGCTGAATTGATTAGACTGGGTTGTTCCACCAGTGTTAGTTGCATTTATTCTAAAGTTAAAAGTGCTTGTTGCCCCCGCGGACGGTGTGCCAGACAAGACACCAGCGCTACTTAGAGTGATTCCAGCTGGCAAGCTTCCCGAAGCTAAGGAATAACTAGTAGCCCCTGTTGCTTCAAAAGTTTGGTTGGTCATAGCTGTGCCAACATAGACAGGGGCGTTGTAGCCTAGAGTGACCCAGGTTGGAGCAGGAGTCGGGGGTACTTGCTTAGCAATTGTTACAGCTTCAGTTGCTGTAGCTGTACCAATCAACTCTGTGGTGTTGTTTGTGTTAGCTCTAAATCTGACTGTATAGTTGGCGTCAGACCCGCTGGATGCAGGCCTGTTAATAGTAAATGAGCCGGAACCGATAGAAAATGTAGCGTTTAGGGATGTAGGCGATCTAAAGTCGTAGCTATATGTTCCAGTGCCTTTTTGCTGAGCAGAAGGGGTAAGGACATCTATAATCCAAGTAAGTCCAGACGCGTATGGGCGGTTTGTGTTTCCCGAGGTGATCATTCGGGCGGAGTAGTTATATGTATATAAAGTTCCGCTAATAGTTGGAGAAGACAGCGTAAACTCCAGTCGGTGCTGGGATCTCTTGCTAAAAGATACAGTTGTTACTGCCATTTAATTTGCCGCCTTAAAGTCATATCTAAGTATAGCGACTTAGATTTGAATCCAAACGTCGCCAACTTGAGGAGAAGAAGGCTGCAACCCTACAAACAATCTCCTATATGCTGATGCAGTGGTGTAAAACACAAAGCCGGAGCTGATGCTGACGGTTCTAGTCCCGGAGTCGTAAGCTAGAGGGGTAGAAGCCGCAATCACTCCAGTGGTTCCCGTAGGACCAGTTGCACCAGTAGGGCCTGTCGGACCTGTAACTCCTACGTTTCCAGTTTGTCCTGTTGGACCAGTAGCACCAGTCGGTCCGGTTGGTCCGGTAGCCCCTTGAATTCCTGTAGCACCAGCAGCACCCGCAGCTCCAGTAGGGCCTGTAGGCCCCTGCTGAGCGGATAAGCTGACTTTAGGGTTCACCAAAGAAGCAAGTGTTCCGCCAGTCTGGTCAAAGAATATAGTGATAGAAACTTCAAGACCAGTGATGGAAAAAATTGTGCCATCTGCAAAGACGCCAGGGTTAGCGTTTGAGATGATTCGAACAGTAGAACCGTTAATTAATGCGCCAAGCTTGTTTAAGTTTCCAGTGAGTGTGTTTCCTGTATAACTAGCAATTGTGATAGTTAGACCGTCATAGCCAACACCGTCTGCTCCAGTAGCACCTGTTGGTCCAGTTGGACCTGTAGGTCCAGGGATGCTGGAGTCTGCCCCACGTGCTCCTGTAGGGCCAGTAGCTCCAGTTGGTCCTTGAATTGGTCCAGCATTAGACCACACCAAGTTTGTAGCGTCCCAGATGTAAAGATTTCCATTTACTACGTAAGCATCTCCAGCACTGTTTGAGCCAGTAGGTAGAGCCCCAGTGCTCCCGAGTACTCCAAGGATTGTGACGCCTGAACCATCTCGTCCAGCTGCACCAGTTGGTCCAGTAGGGCCGGTAAATCCAGCCGGGCCGGTCGGACCTAGAGGACCGGAAGGGCCAGTCGGACCAGTAGAACCCTGAGGTCCTACAGAGATTGCGCCGAATACATCCCAAACAGTGCCGTTCCAAATCCAAGCTCTGCCAGAGGCAATAAATTTGTCTCCAATATCTGGATTGTCTGGAAAGTTGATTGACATAGTTTAAGCCTGTGCTTCCGTCCAAGAGATTCGACCAAGTAGCTGAGAAGAAGTTGTTCCAGTGTTTGTTACAACAACTGTAAGAACGTCTGGACCGTCTGGGTAGATCTGCTGGTTCACCGCGGAGACTCCACCGCTCAAGATCGAAGTTCCTAGTTCACGAACTAGTGACAGGTCTAGAGTGTCAGTTCCAGACACAAAGTAACCAGCAACTACCTCACCGCCTAGGATAGGGACATCTCTGTTACTGTAGTCCGCAATCTGAGCTAGAGATGAGTTAGCCTGAGCACCGATACCACCGGTAGCGTCTGTCCAGTTCTGCGTAGTTGCAGGGACACCATTCAAGATTGCTCGAACCAAGAAGTTTCCGCTGCTTCGAGAAGAAATGCCTAGGCTTCTAAGAATTAGCTGCATTCTGTTTACGACTTCGCGGCCACCATATTCAGCGGTTAGACCGTTATCTACAGACGGAGCAATTCGAATAGAGAAGATGGATCTTGTGATTCCAGGTGGAATAGTGATGGTGTTTCTCTGTCCGTATGTAAACACGAGCGACTTGTCATCGTCATATCCGCCATCCATAATTACTGAGGTACCCCAGTGGGATACCGTTGGAGAGAATTCAGGGTAGGCATTTTCAACAATTACTGGCGCAGTAGTTGAGTAGGTAAAGGTCTGAGCTGCTCCACTCATTGGGGCAAAGGTTACGCCAGTTGGGTTTGCAGTTGTAGCTGCCTTGCTGAAAGTGATAACGCTTCCACTAATATCTGTGACGAAGGTGCCTTCAGGGAAGCTAGTAGAGATTACTCTTTGTCCAATTTGAACGTTGGCTAGGTCTGCCTGGTTAAATACAGTGCCAACAGAAGACCCCTGCAAAATTGTGAGGTTTACAGAAGGATTTCCACTCTTAGCTCTTGTCAATGCCAAGAAAGAAGTGGCAGTCTTTCCAAAGTAATTCATAACTTCTACCTTGGTCCCATCTCTAACTACGATGGTGCCTTCGTTGTTAAATCCGGCAGTTGAATCGACAAAGAGAGTAGTAGCGGTTGTGTTTAAGTCTCCAGCAATCTTTGTATACACAGGGATAGTATTTGTTTCGTATCTACCAGGAAGGTTACCTGAACGCATGTAAGCTTCCAGATTTACGTTGTTATTTTCTTCCTTGTGCACATATGTTACATCGCCATTAGTAGTTCTTAGACCCCATCGGATGTAGCCAGCTCCATACCATGAATAGTCCATATAGAACATTTGCATTCTATTGAGGTCTAGATTGTATCCAGTGACGCCAGTTCCATCTGCCTTGTCGATGTTCCATTGAGACTGAGGAGTTTTCTTGTCCACGGTCTTAGACACGATTACGTTAGTAGCTGTTGCTCCACGGTATGACGGAGAAATAGTTAAGCTAGTCTCGCTTTCAATGCTCAGGATCTTATATGACTGTCCTCTAATTACAATGTAGTCTCCAGGAGCAAGCTGTGTGTTGAAACTTGTAGGGAAATCTACTGTTGTCTGAGAAACAGTGTTACTTCCCTTAGTTACAGAAACTCGTCCAGCAATCTGATATGTAGAATTTCTTCGAACTGCATATAGCGTGCTTCCGTCATACTCAAAGAAAATACCGTTCTGCTCATCAAAAAGACCAATTCGCACAACTGAGCCTGTCCAACTACTTACAGTAATGTAGTAGCGACCTTCGGCTTTTGCTGGCAGAGGTGTTCCAGTCTTTACTGTGAACTTGTTATAAGTCAGCACGGAGTCAACGGTGTATGTTCCGTTATATCCGGTAGTAGTTGCGTTTATGATATTAATCTGAGCACCAGGAATCAGATTGTGCTGTTCTTTAGTTTGGATGGTGATTGTGTCACCTTCACAAGAAAGCTCATCTAGCTGGAATGACGGTCTCAATACGCTACCGGAGCTGTACTGAATACCCTTACCAGACTGATACCTGAAGTAACGACGTGTTTGACGAATGGCCTGCTGGTTGTTTGAGTTTCCATTAGTCGAAAAGATCACGCCACCGTCAAATGGACGGTGAGCAAACGTCCCCTGAGGCCTCACGTAGAGCTTGGCGGTTCCACCAATGCTTCCAGTGGGGGCAGCGTCTGCATAGAACTCGATGCTCGTAGGGCTTAGAACAGTGGCAACTACCCAAGCTCCGTTAGGGGCGTTTGTGCTGGCTGTTGTTCCAGTCAGTGCGATCTCATTACCTAGGGATAGTCCATGAGGTACGTCTGTAGTCACAGTGATCTTTGTACCACTATAGGTTACAGTGGTGCTAGACCCGATCTGAGCTGAACTGTATAGCTGACCACTAAATACCGAAGTTTTGTTAGTGTCTAGGATCGAGGTGATGCTGGTGGTGTTCTCGGCAGTTCCATAGTAAGTAAATTGAGAGCTTCCACCACCACTCTCGATAAGGAACGTACCATCAGCTGGCTTAACCAACGTATCTACCACAGTAATAATTGAACCTGTAGGGGGGGCAAAACCTGCTTCAACGGAACCTGACTGGTCAGAGGCAGGCGTAGTGTTGGCGTTTACTACCACAAATGTGGTTGCAGACGGTACTTCAATAATTTGGTAGAAGCCATTGTACGCAGAAGTTACGTTAGTGATGTTTACGTACTCACCGATGGTAAATCCGTGATCGATAGAGGTTGTGTACGTCACATAGCCAGTAGCAGGAGTTCCAAGAGCAATCGCAGTTACAGTTCTAGTTCTAGTTGTTAAGTTTACGGTGACAACTTTAGAGCCGTTAGGCATAGAAATAGAAGCAACATTTCTGAATGGAATTGCTGTGTTGTAAGCGAATGGGCGGTTGTTGGTCATTGCCAACGACTCCCATTTGGTTGTCTGAATACCGTACTCAAAGTCAGTGTCGATAAGAGCCTGTGCCTGAGACACACGCAGCTTACTTACTGGGTCAGTAAACGGCTGTGATGGAGTAAATTCCTGATCAAAATTAGACAAAAACTGAGGCATTTATACAATTCTCCATCCGTATGTAGAACCTACATATCTGATTACAATCGATGCTCTATCGACGTTTAAGAACATGTTGTCTGTTCTTCCTTCTATTTTTTCTGCTCCACCAGACAAAATCAGAGGATTGCGCCTAAACGAGAGTTTCAAGTCAATTATAGCAACAGACTCGCCTGGCTGCGGATTTTCTGGCAAGATGAGAGTAAAGCTTCCAGCCGATGTATCAGCTAGAATGCCTTCATTTGCGGTCAAAACTCTGTTTGAGTTCACGGTGCTCCAGTTTTGATACGCTGTTCCACCAGCAATACCTACCCAGAAGCTGTCGTAGTAGACATAAGTGCTACCTTGAGTCGTGTTGAACCAAACGTCACCAGTTCCTGGAGTGGCTGGTGGGAGTTGTCCAGCAAAATACGATCCAGTTGGACCGGTAGGTCCTTGCACACCTTGAGGACCGGGATCTCCTTGCGGCCCTGTGGCACCAGGAAGTCCAATAGCACCATCTGCACCTGTAGGTCCAGTTGGGCCAGTCTCACCGATTGGACCGGTTTCTCCCTGGGGACCAATCTGCCCCTGAGCACCAGCTGCACCAGTTGGGCCAGCAGCGCCTGTCGCACCGCGAGCTCCAGTCGGACCAGTAGGGCCAGTAGCACCTTGAGCGCCAGTTGGACCTTGAGGACCAACGGATCCAGTTAGTCCAGGCAGACCGGTAGCTCCCTGGTCTCCGGTTGGTCCGGTTGCACCGGTTGCACCGGTTGCACCGGTTGCACCGGTTGGGCCTGTAGGTCCTGGAATTGTTGAATCTAGACCAGCAGCACCAGTCGGACCAGTTGCACCAGTCGGGCCAGAAAGAACACCAAGATTTACCCATGAACTGGTACTAGATGACCAGACGTACAGCTCGGAGCCGACCATATAGCAGTCACCAACATTTCCAGTTGGATGTGCAGCTATCAGTTCTGAATAAGTTGCATATGTGTCAAGAATATTTAGGCCTTGACCCTGAGAGCCTGTCGGACCGGTTGGACCTGTTGCACCTGTTGACCCGGTTGGGCCTGTCGGACCAGTTGTACCAGTCGCACCAGTCGGACCAGTTGCACCAGTAAGACCTGTTGCTCCTGTTGGACCGGTCGCACCAGTCGGTCCAGCTACAGTTGATGCAGCACCTGTAGGTCCTGTTGCACCTGTTGGCCCTAAAGATCCCTGAGGTCCAGTAGGACCAGGAATCGTAGACGCTGCTCCAGTAGGTCCAGTTGCTCCAAATGGTCCGGTTGGTCCTGTTGGTCCAGGAATAGTCGAAGCGGCTCCAGTGGCACCAGTTGGACCAGTGGGGCCTTGGATACCAGTGAGACCTTGATCACCAGCTGGGCCAGTCGCACCAGTCGGACCAGTTGCACCAGTAAGACCTGTTGCTCCTGTTGGACCAGTTGCACCTGCAGCACCTGTAGGTCCAGTAGCGCCTGCAGCTCCTTGGGGTCCAGTAGCACCAGTAGCACCTGCAGGCCCTGTGGCACCCGTAGCACCAGCTGCACCAGTTGGTCCAGTAGCTCCAGCTACACCCTGAGCGCCAGTCGGACCAGTAGCTCCCGCAGGACCTGTAGCACCGGCTGCACCTGCAGCACCTGTAGGTCCTGTTGCGCCTTGTAGACCTGTTAGACCTGTCGCTCCAGTAGGGCCAGTCGAACCTGCTGGTCCAGTCACACCTTGAGCACCTTGAGCGCCAGTTGGACCTGTTGCCCCTGTTGGCCCAGTGGCACCTACAGCACCTGTGGGTCCAGGAACTGTTGATGCCGCGCCTGTTGCTCCGGTAGGACCTACTGGGCCAGTCGCTCCAGCTGGACCTGTTGCACCTGTTGCACCAGAAAGACCTGTTAAACCTGTATCACCGCGAGGACCTGTAGGTCCTGTAGCGCCTGTTGCACCTGCAGGGCCAGTAGCTCCAGCTACACCTTGGGCACCAGTCGGACCAGTAGCTCCCTGAGCACCAGTTGGTCCGGTAGCGCCAATTGCACCAGTAGCTCCAGTCGGTCCTGCAACACCTGCGGAGCCTGTTGGTCCTGTAGGTCCAGGAACTGTAGAGGCTGCACCAGTAGCGCCAGTAGCACCTGTTGGTCCTTGTATACCAGTTAGACCAGTATCTCCCTTAGCACCTGTTGGACCGGTCGCACCAGTCGGACCAGCAACACCTTGAACACCTTGCGGACCAGTTGCACCAGTAAGTCCAGTCGGACCAGTTGCACCAACTGCACCTGTTGGGCCAGCGGCCCCTTGAGGTCCTGTTGCTCCAGTAGGCCCTTGCAAACCTTGAGCGCCAGTCGGTCCAGTAGCACCTGTTAATCCAGTAGCACCAGTCGCGCCAGTTGGTCCGATTGGTCCAGTCTCACCTTGAGATCCTGTTGGTCCCGTTGGGCCAGCTACACCTGATGCACCTGTTGCACCAGTAGCACCTGTAGGTCCCTGATTACCTGTTAATCCTCTATCTCCAGCTGGGCCTGTAGGACCGGTAGGTCCAGCGGGGCCGGTTGGTCCAGTAGGGCCAGTTGCCCCTTCACCTTCTTGAGTTCCACCAGCGCCTGCTGGGCCTTGAGGTCCAGGAGCGGTTACTACGAGGTATGCAAAATCATCTGAGAGCATTAGTAAGTGATCTCCGCTCTTACAGTAAGTTTTCCTGACACAATCTTAGTTACGTCGCCCTCTTCTGACTCTAACTCTAGGTCATATACATAGTCTCTAGCTTGTAAGTCATCAGTCTCGGAGGGTTTTAAAAAGATATCCACTCTTCCAGTTACACCGTAAATGGTCAATCCGCCGTTCTCAGTGGTTAAAGTCTTCACTATTACTGAAGAGTCTGTGACATCCCTGATATGCATTCGGCCAGCGTAGTCAGAGATGTTTACTGGACGTTTTGCAGATGTCTTTAGGAACAGGGCGCGATTGAGTGTGGCACCTTGATCTACAAGGATGTCATAAACATTTGAAGTGGAATAGTGCACGCCGTTGTCCCTCGGGATAGAACATCACTTATATTTTACCCGACCTAGGCAATAGTGAGTTACTGGCTCTCCACCAAATACTAATTATACCTTATATTAGATATAGTGTTTTAGGCGAACTTATTGCCTTTTTCCCATTCGATCTTTTGCTCAGCTTGCTCTTGGCGGATAACTCTAATCTCTTCTTCCCAGGCTGCCTTCTTTTCCTCGGAATATTCTGCTTCAGCAAAATCCCAGAAAGAGACCATGGTGTAGCGAGTGCCTTCTGTAATCTCCCTAACGCCGTGAATATTCTCTACTCCTCCAGGGAAGCAAATGTATGAGTATGCTGCAGGCTTAAACTCTATGTCATGGTCTTCAAAGAATAGCTCGCCGCCACCGTAGTTGTCATTGAGGTATAGGATTCCTACATATTTATTAATCTCGAAAGCGTTAGGGTTTCCGTCATAGTCCGAGTTGTCAGAATGTGGTGATGCAAACCCTCCAACATCCCACTTCTGAGCATGGGAAGTGTTTGCTTTAACTGGGCGCTCAAATACAAGCTCGATGGCCTCTTGGAACTTTTTTCTTAGAGAATCAAAATACATTGAGGGTAGGTCATAGTCTGCTAGCCTTGGGTCGTCTGGGTGGATTCCCATTCCGGACGAGCCATAGAAAGCGATATCTCCCCAGAGGTCTGCGTAGGATTCTATGTATCCGATCATTCTCTCTGCTGCTACAGGAGTAACAAAATTGGGAATTTCTACAATCTTGTTTCTAGGAATTCCAAGTTGACCTTTATCGTTTGGCTCGTCCTTGTAGATTTTGAATGTACTCTCGTCGAAAGAGTCTAGAAATAGAGACATAATTTTCCTTACTTTGCCTTGTGTTCTACGATTGTCCAGAAGAATGGACTTACGTATCTAATTCCGCTTGTAATCTCGGTAACGCCGTGGATATAGTGAAGATCTCCAGGGAAGAAATAGGCAGCGCCTTTTTTTGGCTTAAACTGAATTCCTTGCTTAGGGAAGTACAACTCGCCGCCTTCATAGTCATCGTTTAGGTAGAAAAGCCCAGCGATATCATAGTAGGGGAAGTCGTTTGGCTTGCCGGCATCTTCACCAATATGAAGCTCTTTGTCAGCATGAGGCTGTTGAAGCTGACCTGGAAGCCATCTAACCAAAGCTGCGCTAGTTGGAATTGCGTCTACACTAAAGAACTTGTCTACCTCGACCTTTAAACGTGCTTGCATTCCCTTAATTACTTCAACAACCTTAGGGTCTGCAGACGTTAAAGTGTCTTCAGTTGCGACTCTATTCTCCCAGTAGCTGGCGTCATAGATGACAGTGCCTTCTTCGTTATAGTGAGTTTCGGTAACGTCCCACTTATCGTTTCCACGTGCAAACTTGTCCAGATATTCAAGCTCTTCTGCAGTCATAAAGTTTGCCAACTCGACAATGTTGTCAGCCGAATTACCAAAAAATCCTGAAGGGGTTATAGATACCCTCTCTGGAGGGTAGTTATTTGCATACTCTACGTTTCCCATTTATCCTCTTTTCTCATATAAATCAGAAAATGAAACTACACAATACTTGGTCCCTCTAGTCACTACCTCTGATTTGTGCTCATATAGATATGTGGAGGGGAAAACTACTAAATCACCTGGCTTTGGCTTGACCTTAAGGTTATCTAGCCTAGTGAAAAGCAGCTCTCCTCCATCATAATTGTCATTTAAATACAGCACTGCTGAGACACTTCTAACAGTGTGCGGGCTGTCATCGATGTGTGGTGCAAAGTATCCAGTGGGTGCCACATATCTCACAAAGTTTAGGTCTTGATAGTAGTGAATTTCTATGCCCCAGGACGATGCATAGTCAGACACGCAGGTCTTTATCACATCTAAGACTTTAGAGTTCATATTATATAGATCTTTATTGGTCTCATTTTTTGGACCTAAGAACTCTTCAGTAACTACAAAATCATTTGCAGCTGTTCGCACCTCGTCACCCTCCTCCGGAGGGAGCCAAGAGTAGTCTTTTAGTCCGCTATCTAAGCTATTGCTCAGTAGGTCTACGTATTTGTAACACTCATCTACGGGAATAGTATTTTCATATAAATTAACCCCGAAAGAGAGATTTTTTACCAAAATTTCTGGACTGTCTATTAGGTTTCTATTTTTTGCTCTATCAGTAAGAGTTTCGGTGCTACTCATAGGTGCGTCTCTCCCAAACTTCCTTTTGATATACGCCGCCGTTAGGTACTCTGTATTTTCTACTGTTTTCGGCGTTTTTTGTGTACATCTCTTGCTGACTAATTTTATCAACAATCTCTGATGTCCAATTCTCGCGCTTAAAGGGCAAGATTTGAGCGTATGGAGTTCCCGCCGGGATTAGACCAGTGAATCCCTTAACAATAAAGAAGGGCATAGTTCCAGGTAAGTGAACTTTGTCGTTATCGATAATTCCGCTTGTTGTGAGGAATGGGAGCTCGAATCGATTGAAAGGTTGAGTGTAAAGTGCACTGTAACCTTCTGGCAGCTCTACGGCCCAATCGGACCACCATGCAAAGTGGTGTTCGTAGTACCCCTGAGGAGGTAAGAATTGAGGCATTGGAGGGCGGACTTGAATAAAGTCTTTGTTTTTGTGGTCTAGAATCTTTATCTTTGGGATGCCATTTTCCTCGGTGATTTCAATATCAGCCGGGGTCTTGTAGACATATCCGCTACCCATAATGTCAAAGATAGCTGGGCAAGCTTTCCAGGTGGGAACTTTACCCCCTGTAAATGGGTCTTGCCAGTATTCATTGTTGGCTGGGTTTACTGCAAATCTGTCTGCCTTACGGTACCAATCAGGAATAGTCTTAATTACTGGACCTGGCGTAGAAGGGCTGTTTTTATTCAACCATGGGCGATTTATTACAAATTTTATTTTACGGATGTCCAACTGAGCCACCTTCAGATGAAATCCCAGTTACCGGGCACACCGATGTTTTCAGTCGTATAGATTTTGTTTCGTGCGCCCCGATACTGTCTCCGTTATAGTCAACAGCATCTCTATACATCTTTGACCACTCTCCTACCGAGTTTTTCTCTTCGGCTATGTCTCCATATTTTCTTAACTCGTCCCAGAATTCTGGGCCAGGATAGTTCTCATTAAGCTCTAGCTCATACTCGTCTTGTAGGGACGTCAATGAGATTGGGAGCACTGCACCAACTGGAGTTCCAGCTGGAATAGTAATTTGTAGATTTGGTTCCATAATCTTCCAAGCAATCGGAAGTTCTGGCTTGTAGAAAGATGTGCTAATTAGAGTAGTAAAGCACTGAGTACCACGAATGAACTGATTAGGGACTGGCATAGTCAGCATTGTTGTCTGCTCGTCCGTCTTAAAAAGCAATCCAGTCTCGAAACTAATAGTTGCGTTTCCTCTTTTAGGGCTAGCGTACTGCTCGCCCTTAATGATTTTTACGTGATCAGGACTGTAATCATCAATTCCGTCCCAAACAAAGACTATGTCCTCCGGGAATGAGATTCCCCACCCAAGTCGATTAGTTACGGTCAGTGGGAAGCACATGTAAGCGTGCTTATGTGGCGTGTCATCCATCCACTGCCTAGTTGCCGGTAGTGGAGAGATGTCTCCGCCACCAGGTCTAGATCTTTGTACTGATATTTTTCTCATTAACTATTTGTCTCTTTGTAGAAGCCTGGTCGGTGAAACTTGTCTGAGTAGTCCAACATAGTGACCATAGAATACTTAGTACCAGAGTGGACTGGCATGGCACGGTGCGGATACATGTAGTTAGACGGGAACACATACAAGTCTCCAGCTTCAGGTTTAATTTGCACTCCTTGAATGCTGAAGGCTAGTTCTCCACCCTCATAGTCATCGTTCGGGAATCCAACGAGTGATACCACACAGTTGTAGGAGTAGCCGTGGTCGTGGTGTTCCTGGAAGTGTTGCCCTGGACCATACTTCACAAAGTTAGTTGCTTCCCAGTAGCGGAGCTCACCGATGTTGTAGTGCTTTGTATAGTGCTTGACTGCCTGAAGCTGTCTAAAGTGTGTGTCATCCCAGAGGGAGACAAGCTTCTTACCTGCCTCCGACGGGTCGGCGCTTACGTCAGTTCTCTTGTATTTAAAGTCAAAGCAGTCTCGATACTCAGGCATTTTTACTCCGTAGCCTACTAGTGCCTCAGAGTAGTTGTATCTGTTAGACGAGTCCGAGAGAACTTCTTCAAGTCTTTCAATGATGTTCATCGATTTAGGAAGAACATCTTTGTAGACCCAGATGCCAGACATAGGAACTACTTCCCTACAGTCTGACCAGGTCTTCTCTTCAATTTCGTACCACGAAAGTAGTCTTTCTTGGTGCGAGTCCATCTGCTGTTTCATCGCAGTGGTGGGTTCACTGACGTGGTTGTTGTCTTGCATCAAATCTCCTAATAAATGAGAGGATAGTCAGTAATTACAGGGGAAACTCTTTGATTTACTCCGGCTCTATCGTTATAGTCCGTCATAATCACTACTGCATATTTAACGCCAGAAATCATATCTTCAGATGCATGCTCGTAGATGTAGGTTGAAGGGAATACTACTATGTCTCCAGCTTTAGGCTTAATCACGAGGTTATTAAAGCGCGGGAAAGATATTTCTCCGCCCTCATAATCGTCATTTAGGTAAATAACAGCCGACACAGTGCAAACATAAGTTGGGCCGTGATCGGCATGCACCTTAAAGTGAGTGCCAGGTCCGTCATACTTTACAAAGTTAAATGATTCGTAGTACTGAATCCCGACTCCCCAGTATGCGCCGTAGTCGTCAATACACTGCTTTAGGGCCTGAAAGATTCTTTCATGAGTGTCGTATAGCTCTGCATTTTCTGGGGTACGTGGCCCTAGATTCTTCGAGCTAATCTTAAAATCCAAGGCGTTTCTTGCAGACACGGTGACTTCGGCAGAGTTTGTGACCTTGGCACCGTTCCATCTATATCTGCCAGAGTTGCTTAAATTCTTTTCCAGGGTGTTGATGTACTCTTCACCCTGCTCTTTTGTAATAGCGCCTCTATAAATGTTGATTCCGAGCGCTGGATTTAGAACAGAGACATTTGGATTGTAGTATGCCGTTCTATCTTCCATTCGGTTAGAAGCGGTTTCTGATCTGTCTTTTGTAAACCAATCGCTCATGATGAGAAATCCTAACTAAATTTAATTATTTGGCAGCTAAATACTAACACGAAGTGCTCTTAAATAACCAGGTTTCTCAGGCAAAAATAAAAGGAGCGACCATAGGCCGCTCCTTCTACTTTGCGCTATTTAGGCGATGACTATAGCAGACTTAGTTAGGAACCAAGGATGTGGTGAAGTTCTGATGTCGTAGACCTCAGACTCTTCTGCATCCCTTTGGATTGACTCAACTACAGTCTCTACAAGACCTCCGGTTTCGTCTACTCCAAGAAGAATGTCTCCAACTTGAACGTCGGAAGCTCCCATGTATACGATCTTCTCTTCAGTCTTCACGAAAACTGGTTGAGTTCCTGAGTACTGCTTTGCTAGGTTGTTGAATCCTACAAGCACTCCAGTCTTCACTACCACAGAGGCGACCTTAGCTTCTTCCAACTCTACGGTTGATGGAAGAGAACTTGAAGTTCCAGTTTCCATCAGAGACTTTAGATCCATGTGCTTGTTAGCAACTGTCATCACAGAGTCTCCAGGCTTTAGCGTAGAGGCTTCCACCCAACCGCTCGGAGTAAGAATCTGAGTGCTTGGGGCCAAGCAACGTCTCTTAAACGTAGGCGGGAAGAACGGGAAGAATGGGAAGAATGGCGGGAACCTAGGTGGGAAGAACGGGAAGAATGGGAAGAATGGCGGGAACCTAGGTGGGAAGAACGGGAAGAACGGTGGGAAGAATGGGAAGAATGGGAAACTAGGTGGGAAGAATGGGAAGAATGGGAACATCGGTGGGAAGAATGGGAAGAATGGGAACATCGGTGGGAAGAATGGGAAGAATGGGAAACTAGGTGGGAAGAATGGGAAGAATGGTGGGAAAAATGGGAAGAATGGTGGGAAAAATGGCGGAGTAGTGATGTTGCCAGAGAATGGGGACCACTCGGAAGCGCCATTAGCGTTTACAGCACGGACTCGATATTGCTGAGTTGTATTTTGTTCTTGGCCAACTGCAAACTGACCGGCAGATGCTCTGTTTCCAGACTTAGAGTCGTTACTTTCCCAGTTGTATTGGGTAATTGGCTTTCCACCGTTGTTCGATGGAGCAGTAATTGTTACATAGTCGTTCTGGTCATTAGAGAAGCTCTGAACTCCCGGAGCCACTGGGGCAATTGGAACGGTTGTAATTAAGATTGAGTTAGTTGGAGCAGAGGGTACCGAGGTACCAGCGTTGTTAATTGCGGTTACAGTAAATGTGTAGTTGCTATTTGAATCAAGCCCGCCTACAACGATTGGTGAAGTTGTTCCGGTAGTTGTAGTTGCTGTTGTATCTACACCAGTACCTACCTTTGTAGCTGTAACACTGAAGCTGTCAGCAGGGGTAGAGCCTTCAGGAAGCGCGAAGGAGATAGAAGCAGCACCATCATTAAATGCTCTATTAGTTCCTACGTCAGTGGCGACGACATTTATCGGGGCTGCTGCCTCTAAAAAGTCGTTCTGCGACTGTGAACGTCTACCTGGTTTCTTTCCGGCTGCCATAGTACGATATTCTACCTTATTTTTATAGAGCTAAGTCGCCGTATAGCAGCCAAGTGTTTGCTGCTACCTTTGTCAGAGTAGCTGAAGAGTAAAGGGATCTTAACTTAAGACCTGGAGTACGTTGGATAGTCACTCCAGCACCCTCCACAAAAGCTGCCCCTGTGCCAGATGCTTGGTAAAAGTCAATAGATGTCCCGGTGGGGAAAGTAACTCCATTTGTGGTGTCTGCGTCTACTGTTATATTTCTAGCCCCGGAGATTGGTACCAATGCGTCCCTATAGGTTAGAGCATTTGCTAATGAATTAGTCGAAACGTTCTGAGCGACGGTTGGTTTAATTTCTGTGAGTGATGGTACGCCTTGCTTAGTTTGAGCACCATCCGAGAAAACTACACCAGATGACCCCACTGTTACCGTCCCGGTAAAGGTGGGGCTAGCAATAGGAGCACGGGTGGGGTCTGTTGGGTGGACGTGATCTTCTCTAGAATATCTCAGTGAAGTTCCCGCTGCTCCGGTGCCATTTTCTAATGGAACTGTAGAGGTTTGACTAGCCTGCCCAACAACATATGCGGTAGTTGCAACCTGCGTTGTGTTTGTGTTGGCAGAAGCGGTAGGTGCAGTCGGAGTACCAGTCAATGCTGGACTAGCTAAGGGAGCCTTATCGTCCAACTGATTTTGGATGTTAGCAGTGACACCGTCGAGATAGGCGACCTCAGTCGAGGTTACCGGAGACGCAATTAGATATCCATCAGCGTCAGAGATAATGTCTCTATCGGCTGTATACTGTGGTCGGTTTGGCGTCCACACAGCGCCGGACCAAGTCCAGGATCTGTCGTTGTATGTGTAGATGTCTCCGATTGTTGGCGTACTTGGGAAATCGATAGGCATTAGGCCTGAGCCTCCGTCCATGACATACGACCGCTAAACGCAGCTGTCTGCGGTGACAAGTTAGTAACTACGATAGTTAGAGTGTCTGGGCCATCTGGGTAGATTCCAGTCTCGGAGCTGGCTCCACCTCCACCGAGAATACAGTTACCTAAGTCACGTAGCTTAGTTAGGTCAATTGAGTCGGTTCCTTGAGACAAGAATCCTCCTACAATTTCTCCACCTGAGATAGTGACAGCGCCTGAAGCTCTATAGTCTGCAATTTGTGCAAACGAAGAGTTGTCAGTTCCAGTCTCGAAGAAGTTCGGTGCTCTCCAAGTCACTCCAATAGATGGGACAGCGTTTAGGTAGGCTCTTACTAGGTAGTTTGTACCAGAGTTAGTCGTGGTAACACCCAGGTTTAACAGCTTTAGCTGAGCTCTGTTGATTAGCTCTCGCTGACCAAAGTTTGCACCAATACCGTTATCTACAGAAGGTGCTAGACGGATTGCAAAAATTGCTCTGGATTGACCAGCGGCAATTGACACAGTTCCTGTCTGACCATAGGTAAAGATAAGAGACGCGTCATCATCAAAACGACCATCCATCAATACTGACGTACCCCAGTGGGAAATTGCCGGAGCATATGTAGGATAGGCAAGCTCTACCGAAATCGGAGATTGAGCATTGTAAGTGTATGCCTTAGCTCCAGTTGCTCCCATTGGTGGGAAGATGATTGTCGGGTTAGCTCCAGTAACTGGTACGTTTAGCGATACCTGGTTTCCATTGATTTCAGTAATAAAAGCACCGTCAGGAACAGCATTGGCTGGGCTACTTGCAATAGCTCGCATCCCAATTTGCAGGTTATTTGAGGAAGACACAGTTCCAGTATTTGAACCAATCGTCCAAGTGGTGGTTACTGTAGCTCCCATCTTTCCTCTAGTGAGACCAGTGAACGTAGTAGCAGTTTTTCCGGTGTAATTTATATATTCCCTATCAAGCTGAGCCTGGTTATTGGTAGTGCTAGGAATAATTACCAAGGTTCCGTTATCTGGGAATGTAGATGTGTCTGCTACTGTCATAGTAGTTGCACTATCAGTTAGGCTAGCTGTTAGAGCAGTAGTTGGAGGAAGAGTAGACGTCTCGTAGCGAGCCGGCAAGTTACCAGACCTCATGTAGGCCTCGGTATTGACGTTGTTGTTCTTCATCTTGTGAGCGTAAATTACGTCACCATTTGGACCACGAACACCCCAGCGGATGAATCCAGCACCATACCACGAGTAGTCAATGTACCACATCTGCATCTTTGTGAGATCGATGTTGTATCCTGATGGACCGTTACCGTCAATAGTGTCTAGATTGAACTCGGACTGAGGGACTCTTAGCTCTTCAGTCTTAGAGATTGTTACGTGCTGAGCTGTTGCTCCTCTGTACGACGGTGAAATCGTAAAGTTTGGAGTAGCAGACAAATCGTCAATTGCCAAAACTCGATACGACTGACCGCGAATTACTACGTAGTCTCCAGGCTTAAGCTGGCTAGAGTATGAAGTAGGGAACGACGCGCTGGTTCTAGTTACTGTATTAGATCCAAATGTTACGTTTGATCTACCAGAAATTTGCTGAGTAGAGGAACGACGAACTGCATATAAGCCTTGGCCATCAAATTCCCAGAAAATACCGTTCTGTGAGTCAAACTGTCCTAGTCTGTTCTTAGCTCCATACCAAGATTCTACGTTTAGGTCGATAATTCCAGTAGCAGGACTTGATGTAGAGCTGCTCATTCCATAGGTGAAGCTATTTAGGCCGGTTATGTCATCTACGATAAACGTCCCATTATAAGGAGACTGAGTTGCGCCTCTAATTTGTACAACAGTTCCAGGAAGAATGTTGTGTGCCTCTTTAGTGATTACAGTTGCTGTGTTCCCTGAAGAAGTGATGGTATCAACATTCAAGTATGGCTTTAGTGTGGTACCAGAGGATACCTGAAGACCCTTACCTGACTGGTAACGGAAATAGCGTCTAGTCTGACGAATGGCAGCTTCATAGTTAGAAGTTGCATTTGTTGAGAATACGACACCACCATCAAAAGGCCTGTGCAAATAAGTACCCTGAGGCCTCACGAAAATTGATGAGTTTGTTGGGTCAATATTTGCCGGTACACCTTCAGACACTTCTGCGTAGTAGATAAAAGTAGTGGCATTTGGAACACTAGCTACACGATACGATCCATTAGGCGGGTTAGTGCCAGTAATGTTGTTGACAGCAATTGTGTTACCGATTGAAAGTCCATGTGGGACGTTGGTATTTACCGTGATTGCTAGCCCACCATCAAAATTAATGTCATTAGTGATGATTGGGTTAGTTCCAATTCTTGCGCCTGTATATATAGTTGCGCTATAGATGGCGGTCTTATTTGGGTCTAGAATGCTAGTTACGTTACTTCTATTCTGAGACTTTCCCAAATATGTAAATGTTCCAGTCCCTCCGCCGGTCTCAATTAGGTAGATTCCGTTTGCTTCGGAAAGGTATGTATCCTGAATGGTAAGTGCACTTCCGGTAGGTGGTGCAACACCAGCTGTTGCGCTACCGTTGGTAAAGTTGACGTTACCAGTTGCGTTATTTAACACAGTAAATTGGTTTGCGTTTGGAATAGCGGTAATAAAAAACAACCCATTGTAGTTAGACTGGCTTGCACCAGAAACTACTACATACTGCTCAACAGAAAAGCCATGAGATGCAGATGTTGTGTAAGTTACATAGTTTTGACCTGGGTTACCACCGGAAGCACCTGTAACTGTTGCGGTCTGAGTGGCCAAGGTTACAGTAACAACGCGTGAGTTTGTTGGCATGCTAATGCCAGAAACGTTAGTAAATGGGGTAGGAGAAAAGTAAGCAAACGGTCTGTTGTTTGTTACAGCAAGGTTCTCCCACTTAGTAATCTGGGTACCGTACTCAAAGTCAGTGTCAATCAGCGACTGAGGTTGAGATACGCGTAGCTTATTTACTGGATCAATTAGGGTCTCGATTGGATTAAATCGGCCTTCTCCAGCTGGAGGAAATTGTTGAATGCTCATTATAGAACCCAGACTCCGCTCATGTGTATTTTGATGTCAGTGCTAGAAGCTGATCCAGTAACTTCTCCGTCTGGGGAGATGATTGGCTGCTTCATGTCAATAGAAATTGTTGACTTAGCGTCGATTGGAGTGTCTTTGAACATCTCGACGCCATCAAAGATGATTGTAAAAGTTCCAGGTGATACTGAGGTGTTTGTCACGATAAGGTTGGTAACAATTGCCGCTTCTGTGTTTGCCGGTACCGTATAGATAGAGGTATTCGGAACAGTGGAAAATTGACCTCGTGCAAAAACTTGAGTTAGGGTAGCCATTAATTACTACTTTCTTTTTAGTTTTTAGATTGCATCCATCACAATAAGTATAGCATCCACGGTCTCCACTGGACTTGTCCATCCAACATCGCCATCAGTGTCAGATAGCTTAATGAGATAGTCTCCAGTGATGCCTCCAGTTGGGAGTCCAGGACCTTGTGGTCCTGTAGGCCCTGCTGGACCTTGAGGCCCAGCTTCACCTGAGGTTAAAACCCAGTAGCCATCGTAGTAGACGTAAATTCCAGCCTGCTCGGTATTGAACCACATGTCACCCTGAACAGCCCCGGTTGGAGGTGTAGATGAGACATCAAGGGTTGCTGCTTCTCCATTAGATGCAACAGTGATTCGTCCCTTTGCGTCAACTGTAATGTTTGCATTGGTGTACGTTCCAGCAGTGACACCGCTAGCTGCAAGAGTTGGGTTTGGATAGCTTCCAGCAAGATCTCCACCAGCAGGGCCGGTAGGGGTTCTCGAGTTAGTTAGCCGGCTATCGTTTGTGATGACAGCTGTACCGGCAACGTCTGTCGGGTCAATGTTTCCTGAACTGACAACACCTGCAGAGTTGGTTTTTACAACACCAGCTCCTACTGGAAGACCTACTGACCCAGTAAAAGTCGGGTTTGCGATAGGAGCAATTACGTCTGCGTCTACGGCAAACTGACTTCCATTGAGCTCTAAACCATACCCATTCGTATAGGTTCCTGCTCCTGAAAACTGAGTAAACTCAATTGGGTCAGTTCCAACTACAGTAATTCCAACAGATGTCTGCACCCAACCTGTATTGTCGTAGAGAGTTCCACCGGTAACAAATACAAAGTCACCGCCGTCGACCTCTGAAGGAGCGTCAAAATCTGTAGCGCGAACTGCAGCGCCAGAGGCTTGGACCACATAGATACCGTTTTGAGCCGCATTTGTTTGACTCTTTACAAGTACTCGATCTCCAGCAACTAGGGTGACACCGTCAATTATGTCGCCTGCTTCTAGCGCAGTAGACAGGTTTACGTTTGTCGATGTAGCTGCGACTACAGATGGGTGGATGTGTAGGCCTTCGGTGACTGCATCTACGTAGGCCTTAGTAGCTGCATCCTGAGCCTGTTCTGGTGTTGCAACATCTGTGATTTTCTGGCTGTTCATCGAGAAGGAGCCAGTTGGGGCAGCCAGAGAGCTTACAGTGTCGGTGTTCAGGATTACTGTACCGGAAGCATCTGGAAGAGTGATTGTCTGGTCTGCAGTCGGGTCTGTAGCAGTTACTGTTGTCTCAAAATCGTTAGCAGTCGCGCCTTCAAAAATAATGCTGCTAGGTAGACCTACCGTACCTGTAAATACAGGACTGTCAATTGGAGCCTTGGTGTCTAGCTGACCTTGGATGCTAGAAGTTACTCCATCCACGTAGTTAAGTTCTGTAGTTGTGGCAGTTATGCCATCAAGAGTGTTCAACTCTGCAGTGGATGCAGTGATACCGTCAAGTGTGTTCAGCTCTGCTGCCGTAGCTGTCACATCGCTAATGTCAGCTGCTACAACGGTAATGTTGTTGTTTGCAGTGTCAATAGTTTTATTTGTAAGCGTTAGGGTGGCGTCAACGACAGCATCCTTAGCTCTTTGATCCGTGAAGTACTTATTGGTAAGTCCTTCCTCGAGATCATCAGTGTCAAGAGCATTGATAGCATTTGTTGCAAATGTCTCTGCCGCGCTCTGAGCGTCTGAGATGGCTGTCGTTACAGTACTGAAGAAGTTAGGGTCGTCATTGATGGCAGCAGCTAGCTCATTTAGTGTGTCTAGCGTGCTAGGCGATAGGTCAATTACGTCAGCAATTGCCTCAGAAATTGCAGTAGAGATTTCGGCTGGAGTTAAACCTATGTAAGACAGCGAGTTCCATGCGGTAGTGCCGTTACCTACTTTGAGCTTTCCGGTATCTAGCTCAACGCCGAGCTCTCCAGCTGAAAGCGTTGGGTTGACGGATGTCCAGTTAGCTGCTTGGTCGCGTCTTAGTTGTAGTTTGACTGCCATGATTATCCGTTCGCGTTCCCACCGTTAACTGTGACCAAAAACATAGAGCCAGCGCCTCCACCGTCTAATACGTCGTAGTTGGTCCCAGTCAACACATCGGTGTCCACATTTACCCATTTTTCTTGGGTTGAGTTATAAATTAATACTTGGTTATTGGCTAGAGCTGTAAGCTCGACGTCAGTTAGGGATGCAACACTTGTTACAGCATCTCCGGACTCCCAGGCTGTGCCGTTATATGCGTAGAGACTTCCTAAATCTGTACGATAAAAAAGATCACCAACGGTACCTACCGAGGGGAACGAAGTTCCCCCTGGCAGGTTTACCGGTGTGAGAAATCTCTTTGACATATAACTTTTACCTTAGTCTTAGCCGATGATTACTACGTCGTACTTGTCAGCAGCAACCGTGCTTCCTGCTACCCAGGATAAGGTTACAGTATTGGTGTTAGTTCTCTCGACATCTACTTCAACTTCGTCAAAGAATTCTGTCTCGTAGACCTGAACTACTACTCGTCTTGTACCTAGGTTGTGGGTTACAGTCCAAGTCACAATTCCAGAAGATGGTACTAACTCTGGGTTAGATACTGCATATTTGGTGGTTGCGCCGAGGTTTGTTCTAGCACCTGCAGCTGTAGTTGCACCTGTACCACCGTACTCGACAGCGAGAGTTGAACCATTCCAAGTACCGGTTGTTACAGTTCCTAGGGTTGTGATCGAAGTTTGACCAACGTAGGTAGAAGCAATGTCGACGGAGTCAGCGTTTACGGTAATACGGTCTGCAGTACCAACAACATTGAACTCGGTTCCATCGATGGTTAGACCGTCACCTGCGGTGAAAGTTCCAGCACCGGAGAACTGCACCCACGCAATTGGGTCAGTCTCTAATGTTGAGACTAGGTTGGTCTGGACCCATCCGGTGTTGCCATAGGTGTTTCCACCGTCTACGAATACGAAGTCACCAGTGTCAATCTCAACAGCGGTGTTGTAGTCAACCGCACGGTCTAGGGTATCTGCTCCTGAGTTGTAGACGTAGATACCATTTTCAGAAGCGTCAGTCTGGTCTTTTACCAGAATACGCATTCCGTTGGTCAGTGTTACGCCGTCAATAGTTGTCGGTGCTGCAGCTAGATCTACGTTTGCAGTAGTTGCAGCTGCAACAGAAGCGTGAACATGTAAACCTTCAGCAACCGAGTCAACGTAGCCCTTGGTTGCTGCATCGTTTGCATCAGTCGGGGTAGCTAGGTTGACAATCTTGTTGTTGTTAGCATCTAGGTCTGCACTTAGGTCAGTGTTCGAGCCTAGAGTCTTGTTGGTCAGAGTCTGAGTGTCAGAAGTACCAACTACGTCACCTGTAACTCCGTGAACACCTGTGGTCAGCGCCGAGTGGTCGCTAATCTCGGTGTCAACGTAGTTCTTGGTTGCTGCATCCTGTAGGTCAGTTGGATCAGCCAGATCAACAATCTTGTTCTGGTTTGCGTCAACGTTTGCGCTTAGGGACGTGCCAGACCCTAGATCCTTGTTGGTCAGAGTCTGAGCATCAGTATCTCCTACAACGTTTCCAGTCACACCGTGGACTCCGGCGGTTAGGTTGTTGTGGTCTGTTACAGCGGTTTCTGCTACATCATCAGCATAAGTTTTAGATGCAACTGGGCTGGATGTGCCGGTAAGAACTCTAAGCTGATTGCCAGAGCCGCTAGTGTCAATGCTGATACCGTCGGTTTTAACAAAGACATCTCCAGAGCCGTTAACAGCGATTGCGCCACCGAATGCATTGTACTTAAGGCTAATAGCACCAGAAGCATCATCGTACTCTAGACCATCTGTGACGGCATTACCTACAGCATCCTGAGCACGCTCAGTGGTGAAGTATAGGTTAGTTGTACCCTCTACCAGGTCATCAGTTGTAGAGTCCGCAACGCCATTCTCAGCGGTAACAGTCAGCTGGTTGCTGTTAGAGTCGTAGCTGATTTGGATGTTCTCTTTAATAGCGTTAGCTAAAAGATCTCCAGCTGCGTCTTTGGCGCGGTCCTCGGTGAAGTAGAGGTTGGTGCCCTCTTCAATAACTGAGGTGGTGATAGCGTCAATAGCCGCTGTAATCGCTTCATCAACACTTCCACCCTGGGCAATAGTTAGCCAGGCTGTGCCGTTGTAGTAGCGGAGCGTGTTGTCGCTGGTGTTGTAGTAGATTTGACCAGCAACTGGTGAGGTTGGTGGTAGCGCCAGATTTTGAATTCTGGCATTTAGTAACTCATTCTTATTAAGATTGAGACCAGTCAAAAACTGACGTGCCATTGTTTGGTTCTCCTTATGATAGGTAGGCTACCCCGGATATAGGGTCCGAGAAGCTGATTGTTAGTGATACTGCGTTTGTGTGATCGACTGTGCCCTCCACCATTGAACCTGCACTGTCATAGACGGTGACGTTTGGGTGGAAGTTTAGGTTGTGGTTTACTAGCCACAAATCTGATACGGCTCCTTGTTGATGCCTATATGACACCAAACCGACCACCTCGTCGTTTTGAACGCCGGAAAGTCCTGCTGGACCTTGGGGGCCTGGAGCACTGACTACAATTTGTCTGACGTACTTGCCAGAGGTTATGTTGCTTGGAACATCGCTAGGCATTAGCGGGTCACCTCCGGTCTAACTACAAAATTTCCTCGTACTAGCTTGTACACATAGTCTGTGTTAGAGCCGATTAACTCTAGGTCGTAGAGATATTTACCCTCTGGTATAGTTGCCATTACCTCATCCGAAACGTATAGTTGAATCTGCCCGTTAGTTAGGCCTAAAGTAATTCCGCCGTTTTCAGTGGTGAGACTTAAAACTGGTTCGGAAGATTCAGTAGCTCTAACTTTCATTCTGGCTGTATACCCCGCCATAAGAATTGGCTTCTTAGCAGGATCTCTCCATAAAATCGTGCGCGACAAAGTCGAGCCTTGATCAGCCACGATATTATAAAGACCGGCAGGAGCGCTCATGAGACTCTTTCGGCGAGGGTACAGTCACCTATTATTTTACATCATTTGAGCTTTGCCAATAAGGGCGGTATACTTTTGCTATGATGCAGACTTTAGAGCTTGAAGACCTAGAAAAACAAGACCTCGAAGAGGAAAATAAGTTTTCTCATTACGCCGAAAAAGTCTCAATAACTGAAGGATATGTGCTCGGAACTCCGGTTGTTGCTCTATGTGGAAGAATTTTTGTTCCCTCCAGAGACCCGAAAAAGTTCCCCTTGTGTCCGATTTGCAAAGAAATAGCTGAGGCACTATTCTTGGGCGAAGAATAAAAATCAACCACTAGATTTTGTTCTATACTGGTTATCCAACCAGTCCTGACGTGACCATTTTTGGTCGTAAAAACGTCAGGATTTCTCGTCTCGACTCCGAAAGGTACCAACAAAATGGTAACTGTGTACACCCTTCCTGCTTGTGTTCAGTGTGAAAGCACTAAGAAGTATTTAGCGAATAAGGATGTACCGTTCGAAGTTGTGGATCTAAGCGAAGATTCAACTGCTATGGAGATGGTTAAGTCTCTGGGCTACCAGGCTGCGCCGGTAGTAGTGGCAGGAGACGACCACTGGAGTGGTTTCAGACCAGACAAGCTATCTGCACTTGCATAAAAAGTGTACGATATTGTATACTTCTCTAACGTTTCCAACAATACCCATCGGTTTGTTGAGAAATTAGGTCTGCCTGCTCATCGAATCCCGATTCGGTGGGAAGGCGATGAGCCATTTTTGGCTTACGAGCCATACGTGCTAATTGTTCCCACCTACGGTGGCGGGAATGACAACCACACGGTGCCGAAACAGGTAAAAAAGTTTTTAAACTTTAAACCTAATAGGGACTTGTTGCGTGGTGTTATCGGAATGGGTAACACTAACTTTGGAGAGCACTACTGTAAAGCCGCCGAAATGATTGCAGCAAAAGTTGGCGTTCCATTGCTGTATCGTGTAGAAATTACTGGAACACCTGACGACGTAGAACAAGTAAAAGAGAGGCTAGACCTACTGTGGAGAACTACAGCTATCACGAACTAAATGCAATGCTAAACCTTTGGGGTGAGGATAAGACAATTCAGTTTGACAAGGATAAGGAAGCAGCACGTCGCTACTTTCTAGACCACGTCAACCAGAACACTGTCTTTTTTCACAGTATCGAAGAGAAGCTTCACTATCTAGTAGAGAATGACTACTACGAGAAAGACCTGCTTGACCGCTACTCTGCCGATTTTGTGAAGGACCTCTTTAAGCAGGCATACTCTCACAAGTTTCGCTTCCCCACTTTCGTAGGTGCTTATAAGTTCTACACTCAGTATGCTCTTAAGACTTTTGATGGCTCTCGCTACCTAGAGCGTTTCGAAGACCGCGTTGTGATGAACGCCCTTATGCTCGCTCAGGGGGATGAGGAGACTGCTAAAGATCTGGTTGAGGAAATCATCTCGGGTCGTTTCCAGCCTGCCACCCCGACCTTCTTGAACGCCGGTAAGAAGCAGCGCGGTGAGTTTGTCTCCTGCTTCCTACTTCGCATCGAAGACAACATGGAGTCCATCTCCCGCGGTATCAACTCAGCCCTGCAGCTTTCAAAGCGCGGTGGCGGTGTTGCCCTAAACCTCAGCAACCTCCGTGAGTTAGGCGCACCTATTAAGAAGATTGAGAACCAGTCTTCTGGCGTCATCCCAGTGATGAAGCTTTTGGAAGACAGCTTCTCCTACGCCAACCAGTTAGGTGCGCGTCAGGGTGCCGGTGCCGTTTACCTAAACGCCCACCACCCAGACATCATGCGATTCCTAGACACCAAGCGCGAGAACGCTGACGAGAAGATCCGTATCAAGACCCTCTCCATCGGTGTGGTAATCCCGGATATCACCATGGAGCTCGCTAAGAACGGCGAGGACATGTACCTGTTCTCTCCTTATGACGTCGAGCGCGTTTGTGGAGCCCCATTCGGGGACATCTCAGTAACTGAGAAGTACCAGGAAATGGTAGACAATCCTGAAATCAAGAAGACTAAGATCAAGGCACGCGAGCTTCTACAGCGCATCGCCGAGCTTCAGTTTGAGTCCGGCTACCCATATATCATGTATGAAGACACTGTAAACAATGTGAACCCAGTTGAGGGCCGCATCAATATGTCAAACCTTTGCTCTGAGATTCTTCAGGTAAACACTCCTACCACGTACAACAACGACCTTTCCTACAAGGAAATCGGTAAGGACATCTCCTGCAACCTTGGTTCGCTAAATATTGCAAAGATGATGAAGTCTCCTGACTTTGCCAAGTCTGTGAAGGTTGCCATCAAGGCTCTCACTGCGGTTGCTGACTTGAGTTACATCGACTCAGTTATGTCAATTGCTGAGGGTAACCGCAAGTCCCGCGCTATCGGTCTTGGTCAGATGAATCTGCACGGCTACTTTGGTCAAGAGCGTATGCACTATGGTGATGAGGAGTCTTTGGACTTCACCAACATGTACTTTATGGCCATTCTGTTCAACGCGCTTAAGGCTTCGGCTGAGCTTGCTCAGGAGCGTAAGAGCAAGTTTGATGGCTTTGAGAAGTCAAAGTATGCAGACGGCTCGTTCTTTAGCAAGTACATCGATCAGAAGTGGGAGCCTGCAACTGAGAAGGTTGCTCAGCTATTTAAGGATGCAAAAGTAAAGCTACCTAAGAAGAGGGACTGGATTGAGCTTCGTGATTTCGTAATGGAGCACGGTCTATACAACCAGAATCTTCAGGCTGTACCTCCAACTGGCTCGATTAGCTATGTAAACAACTCAACCAGCTCGATCCACCCAATTGCTGCACCTATTGAGGTTCGCAAGGAAGGAAAGCTTGGTCGTGTCTACTACCCAGCTCCTGGCCTAACTAATGACAACCTTGAGTACTTCAAGGATGCCTACGAGATTGGCCCGGAGGCGGTTATTGATGTCTACGCAGCTGCAACCCAGCACGTAGACCAGGGTCTATCGCTGACCCTGTTCTTCAAGGACACCGCTACCACCCGTGATGTCAACCGTGCTCAGATATACGCATGGCGCAAAGGCATCAAGACCATCTACTACATCAGAATTCGTCAAGCTGCCCTAGAGGGTACCGACAACGAGAACTGTGTAAGCTGTATGCTCTAATGAAACCGTTAGCAGGACTAGCTCCAGACAGTCCCTCCTTAAGAGATTTAGGGGGGACTGTTTGGTCTATAGAGACCAGAGACGCACCCTTGGCGTTCAACCCAGCGGTATGTAGAGACTCTAATGGCAGATTAGCTGTTGTATCTCGTAGGACTAATTATCAATT